CCATTCGCGCTGTAGCAGGACCGCCGATGTTCCGGACGTGGTCATGGGCGTGGTATCGTTGATCCGCGCTGTTACCGTCGCCGTAGGATCGCCAAAATTCATCTTGTTGATCGTCGCCGTAGTGCCGCCCGACCCAGCTGTTACCGTAGCGGGGAAGCGGATGATCCTAAGTGTCTTGGCTTCCCAGGCCGTCAAGGTGCGTTGGCCGAGCTCGACCCGCCATAGCTTGAACGCCATTGCTGAGGTCGCTGTAATATTGATGAGGTCTTGCGACGCGGAAACCGCGACGTCCGTGATCGGGATTGAATAGAACCGTCCTGCCATCTCAAATCTCCAATAGAGTTACGAGATGCGGATCAGGCCGGTCGTGAGATCGTTCGTCGGCATCGTCAAAGTGAAGGTGCCAGCCGTGACGCTCTGCGATCCGAACGTGAATACTGCGACAGCCGCATTGGCTGTGTTGCTCGAATTATAGAGCAGCATCGCATCGAATGCGCCCGAGCTCGTCAGGTTGGCCCATGAAAGCGAGGCCGAGGGCGTCCAGAAGGCGACAATGCCTGTGCCGCCAGTATTCGCCGGAGCGGTGGCGTTCGTGACCGTGACGCCGCCCGCCGTGTAGTTTCCGGTCGCGGCCAGTTCGCCAGTCGCTGAATAGGCCGTCGTCGAGCGATTGATCGTCGCAGTCGCGAGATAGAGCGCAGCCTTGAACACGTCCTTGGTCGTGACGGTTCGCGTGCCGTTGGCTCCCTGCGCTCCGAACGCATGGGTTCCGTTCAGAAGATCTACGCGGAAGGAATCGCAGATCGCTTGCGTGTTTGCCATGGCTTATAACTCCGACTGCTCGCCAGCGAGCGCCTGCCCGCAAAGGATTGAAACTGCGACATCGCGACGCACGAGCTCGTCGCCGAGGAACCATTCGGTCGCGATCACTCTCGCATTATGCTCATCGGTCACGATGTCCTTGGCCACGAGTTTTTCGCGGTCGATGAGACCTTTGATGGTATGAACTTTGCTCACTCCGGTATCCTTCTCAGGCATGGACGATCGTTCCGTAGGCAATGCTGACTTCCTGGCCTTTCCTGATTTCGTCCGAGGTCAGGATTATGTCTGCGTCTGCGACCCCGACGCTGAGCTGATCAACAACGACCTTCCCCGATGCTGTCGTGATTTGAGCCGATCCTGCTTTGCCGGAAGCCCTTGCCTGCGGATCGATGTTGGCCCGCCCAGCCAGGTTCATTTCTCCGTTTGATACGACGAAGGCCGGCGTCGAAAGCCTGACGACGCTCAAGAGCGTTTCCATGCCCTCAGTGCCGATCTTGAGCAGTCCTTCAGCACCAATAGCGTCGACCACCACCTGAAGCCGGCGGTTCTTGACGTCCGTTGCGTACCGCATCAGACCTCGCGGCGCTCAAATTCTAGGATCCGGCCGCGCTCATCGTGCTTGGTGACGACGGTCTTCTCGATGCCGCGCTTCGGCAGGTGATTGTGAATGACCAGCGGTGGCGTCTCAGCAGGAGCTGCGGCGGTGACTTTGATTGGATCTGGTAGGATAATTAGGTCATCATCGCCCAGTTCCTTGCGGAGCAGCGCTGAGACGAGCCCTGTTTTGTCTTCGATTGATAAGCCGTCGCCCCAGTCCTCGCTGGCGGTTAGCTCTGAGGTTGCGTCTATCCCGTCGCGACCATCCTTACCGACAACTTCGCCGAAATCCTTCGTCGTGCCATCGGAGAGCGTGGCGATCAGGTGGCCGTCCCGGTTAATAAAACCGTCGACTACGCCTGCACCGTCCCTCCCATTGGAACCATCGGTGCCAGCTTCACCCTTTTCGCCGCGCTCCCCAGGCTCGCCCTTCTCGCCGGGAGGGCCTGGCTCGGGCTTGCGTGCTTCAAGTTCGGCGATGCGTTCGTTCAGCGGGGCAACGGCTTTCTCAACTTCATCGCTGATGACCGGCGCCAGCATCGCGGCGAGCGCTTCAACGTCGAGCATTCAGCTTCTCCCGAACGGAGTGAGCAACCAGCGCGGATAGCGCCTTTGCGGCGTTGGGATCGTTTGCCGGAGGCGGTACAGGGGCGGGCTTCGGCGCGGTTGCGAACGGATCGTCCTTGGCATCGCGCTTGGCGAGGGCAGCGAGGCTGAAATTCTGCTGCTGGATCATGGGCGAATCGCCGCCATCGACCGGCGGCAAACTCATCCGGCCGCGGGCCTCATTTGGTGCGAAAACCGCTGCGGAAACTCCGTCCTTGAGCGTGGCGATCTGGGTAACGCTGTCCATGCGGAGCAGATTGTCGACATCGAACTCGGTCCCGTAGGTCGAGCCGTTGACGACCACTCCCTCGCCGATCCCGAGCCCTTCATCGAGGCAGAGTTCGATCGCTTCCAGATGAACCTGAAGGCACTGCGAATAATATTCGACGTTGAGCGCCTGGACGTTATTGAATGTCGGCTGCTGCCCGATTCCGATCTTGTACGGTGGGACATGATAGGTCGAGCAAACGACCTCGGCGGTATATTTCAGCTGCTCGATCAGCTGTGCCTCTTCGGCGTTCATCGTCAGCGATTCGAACTTCAGGCCATCGCCAAGGATCGCGATCTTGGCCGCGCCCTGCGGGCCGGAATATTGCGTTTCCCAAGTCTCTTTGAGCCGCTTGGCGTTCTCGGGATCGATCTTGCCGGGAGCGGTGAGAATTCCGCCTGGTCTTACACCATTCGCTGCCAAACGAGCGCCGGCACGCTGGATATTCGTTCCCTGCGTCGCTGCCAGAGCCGAAGCGTAAAGCGGGGAAATACCTACCAATGGGTGAAACAGCGTATTGAAGCGGTCATGAACGATCTCGCGAGCCGGAACGACGATCCCGGCTTCCTGAAGACCGGATAGATTGTCTTTGCTCAGCTGATAGAACACCTGCCCGTCGTCGCTGACGAGCGGCTGAACTCGGTCGGGATTGAGAATGTAGAGCCCGGTGACAATGCCGCGGCCGTCTCTCGCTTTCAGCGCATAGGTATTTCCGCGCTGGAGCTTCGACAGGACCCAGCTTTCGAAGAACTGGATACGGTTCTGAAAATGGTTCGGCTTGCGCAGGACCGGAGAGAAAGCGGGGTTTTTCGTCTCCAGCCATACCGAGCCGGTCTGCTGGACGAGCTTAACACGAAGCTTGGCAATGTCGCTGGCGATGAGGGTCTTGCAGGCCCAGTCGGCATGGAAGGCCGAGCATTGGTCGTGCGACAGTTCTTCGTTCTTCTGCCACGCGCCTGAGAAAGGCTCCCTGACCAGTCCCCACCAGCCGCCACTCATGTTCGATGGAGGAGCGAGAAGCTGTTTCTGCTGCCGCGTGATTTCGAAGCCGAAGATTTGCATCAAGCGGCCTCCCTGACCGTTAAGCGATAGTTGCGCTTCATGTATGGAAAGATCGGGGCCAGTTCCCACGGCTTGCTCTTGCCGGGAAAGAACAGGATCGTCGGATTGGCTCGCTTGACCTCGGCGAGATAACGCTGGCCGAAGAACCAAACGCCGTCGCTCTCATCCCAGGTCGCCTCGTTCGGTCCCAGTATGTGCGCCAGCCACGCCTGATCGGAGCCGTAAAAAGTCGTCCCCGAGACATTCGCTCCGGCTTGGTCGAATTTCTCATAGGCTTGCGGGCGCGAACCCGCGCGGATCAGCATCATGGATCCGTTGTATGGACGCTCTGGGACCGTCCCTTTGAAGATCACGAAGTCTTCTGGCCGATCGAACAGCGGATCCAGTGGGCCTCCGATGATGCAGTCCAGATCCATCGAGACGAAGCGGCGCCCGAATATCTTGTGAGCATCGCGTTTGAACATCACGAGACGGCGGTAGCAGTTGGGTTTTCGCGGTCCCCAATTGGGTTGAATGTCCTCAAATTCGCCCGGCGGCTCGATCCGTTCCACGTTCGATGGAAGGTCGGCTTCCTTGGTCACGCAGACCAGCCGGTGCTTCATCTTAAGGTTGCGCGTAACCATGTCAGCCCAAATGCGAACATGGCCGACATTGTATTGCGCCCTGCCTTGTGGCTGCTTCCACAGCCACGAGACTATGGTGATCACAAAAGCCGCGTCCAAGGGAAGAGGCCGCGCTGCGGAGGCCCGCCCTCGGCCCTGATCTTCATTCCACGCTCTGAACGCAGGACGGTATTCTCTTCACTGCGGCGCTCGAACTGCGTCGTCGAGGCGTCCGCGATGACCTCTCGCCCATACCGTATCAGCGGCTCGTCAAATGCCTTGGCCCTAGCGATTTGATTGAGGCGCGAGCGAAACGCTCCATCCGTTCCGTAAACGCCAGCCCAGCGCTCATCATAGCCGCCGGCCCGATCGTAAGTTTCCTTGAGCATCAGGTAGCTATTCGGATGCGGCTTGTAAGGCGTCATGTCCGGCGCCGAGACGCGAGTAAAAGTGTAGAACGCATTTCCGTCGAGCTTCTCTGTCATGATCGCGCGGATGGTCTCTTCCGGCGGCAGATGGTCCATGTCGGTCAGCAGCAGCCACGTCCCGTCATCGGTTTGCGACACGGCGAGGTTGCGGCAGGCATCCTGGTTCCAGGGGACGTCGACTTGCATCCGGAAGAGCCTCACCGCGATATCGGGAAAATCGCGCACAACTTCCAAAGCCGGATAAGAAGGCGAACAATCATCAACCACGATGACCGTCAGCCCCTCGCGAACCTCCGTTGCCATCGATGCGATATTCTCCAGCTGAAGCCGGAGCATTGTCGGGTTTTCATAATAAGCCAGCGCCATCGTCAGCCGTCGACGCATAGCGCTTCCTCTGGAGCAATTTTCCCGAACGCATCGATCGCGGAGGCCGGAGATGCGTTCAGGACTTCGATCCCGGTGTTCTTGAATGCTCGCGCCGCAGCCTCGAACTGAGACGCCCAAGCCTTGTATTTGCCACCGGTGGTCGCACCGCCAAGCTTGGCCCACGGATAATCGGGGAACCAATATGGCCGCCCTTCCGGTGAGCGGTTCATGTCGAAACCAAAGAGAACGATGCGGTCAGGACGAAGCTGGTAGGCGAGATTGAGAGCACAAAAGCCGCTGTTCGTTCCATTCAGTATGCCGCTTTCCTCCGCAAAATCCGTGCTGGTGTGATCATTTTCGAAAACCGTTACCCAATCGGGCGTCGGAATGTTCTTGCAGGCCGAGCGGCGAAGCCACGCGATCTTCGGTGAATGGTGATCACTAAGCCAGCCGAAACGATTTTCCGCCCACAGCCGATCCATCGACAGAGCCACATCAACGCGTGGCGCATAAACAGCCGCATCGTTCACCGCGATAACCAAGCCGGGCAGGCGGCTCTTATCGACGGTGGCGGCCGACCATCCCCCGGCAAGGACGGAGATCGTCCTAGCTCCGCTCATAAACGAGCCTCTCGAACTTGGATGAGCTATAGGCCAATCCCACAAACCGAAATTCCCGCGCAAGGCTTCCACGCCATTCATCCCGTCCCTTGCGAAGATCGAGAATGATCCGCGCTGCTGGCGCGCAATGGGTGATAACGAAATCCAAATATCGATCTGGGGCGAAGTGGAAGCCCCATGACGCGAACGAAATGAAAAGATCGAACTCACCTTCGGCGCTCGGAGCTTCAGGCGTCAGGAAGCCGCCAAGGCTGTGCCCGTTGGCCTCCAGCAAAGCAGCCGTTGCCGCCATCGAATTGAACGGACGGTCATGCTTCTCGACAACCGGCGATCCCTCATCACCGTCGAGAACCCACAATTCCGGAGCGGGCGAATAATGGTCAAGGATCGGGATATCCGATGCTGCAACGCCGCCGCCGATATCAAGCATCCTCCGGCATTGAGCCGGCAGAAAAGGCCGAACCGTCTCGAACCGTTGCCGAACCATCGCGTCTACCAAGGATGGCCATTCCGGCTTGGCGCGCTGCTCGTCTAGCTCGCCCATCTGGACTTCCGAGAACGGTCGCGCCGCCTCTGGAATGACGATCACTTACTTGCCCAGATTCGCGTCTCGCGGCCTTCCTTGGTTTCCTGCCGATCGACCTTGAAACCGGCCTGCGTGATCTTGTCGGCCCACCATTCGGCGGGTTCGATGATCAGGTGTGCATTGCGGCCACTCGGAAGGATGGTGTTGGCCGGGCGGGTCGCGATAGCGAAGAACGCCGCCTTGGCCGTAACGCGAAAAATATGGTCGATAACCTTGTCCAACCGATCAGGCTCGACATGCTCGAGCACATCAAGGCAGACCGTCAAGTCACAGGGCTTGGGAGCCGCATCCCTGCCGACGATACCGGGATCGTAGCCCAAGATCCTGATATGCGGTTTCAGCGCCGCAGCGAGGGTTTGTTCGCCGCATCCATAATCGAGCACCGTCGCGGCTTCTGTCTCGCGAGCGTACTGGAGCACGATTTCGGCGAACTTATGCCCGTCGGCGCCCCAGCGCTGCCGTTTGCGAAGCTCGATCAGTTCGCTGCGGTATTCATTCGAAATCAGTTCGTCCGTGGCGATCGCATAAAGGCCGGCATGGCGCATGAACATGCCGAGATGGCCGAGATCGATCGCGTGAACTCCCTTGCGCGCCAGCCGATCAGCGAGGACTGTCGCCGATGGCCCGAGGCACAGCAGCACTCTCGCACTCGGCAGCCCGATCTCTTCCTCGATCGCGTCAAGCTCGGCGTAGGCATCCCTGCGAGGACCACCCACCGACCGGATGCTCTTTGCTCCAGCAAGTGTTTCTTCGCGCAGGCTGCGCTCCGTTCCCTTGACGAGAACGATATCCTGATCTTCCCACAGTCGTCGGATCTTAGCCCAGTAATCCGGCCGGTCGATCCACGGCGCCGAATCCGGTCTCGTAATCAGGCTCGAGCCATAGGTGCGCTTCTGATCCCAAAGCGCCCCGAATTTTCCTTCGCCGTATTTCTTCCAGCCCTGGCGAGGGGATGCTGCGATGTTTGGAATGCACGCCAGCACGCTCTTGCTTGCGGCGGTCTTCCTCAGTTCAACCGATAGCTTCGGATCGTAAACCTGCGACACGCAGTTGCCGCCGAGCATGATCGACATTTCACCGTCGCCGTAGCGAGCGAGGCTTGTCCCGCTCAGAGCCAAGTCGACAGTGGCGTCTTCAGACAAAATCTCCGGATAGGGCAACGTCAGCCGCGCTTCTTCTTCGCTGCGGTTCGCTTGCGAGGTGCGCGTTTCGGCTTTTCAACGACCGTCGTTTCATCCGCCATTTGGTCCGGAGCGGGAGTCTCCGGCGGCGCCTTGGGAGAAATCTTCCTCAGCGCGGTGAAAAGGCGGGCGTTCGGCTCGTCCATCTCGACGGGATCACCAGCACGCAGCATCCGCGTTCCGTACTTGAACGAGCCAGTCGCATAGAACTGCTTGGTCGCCATGCTTCACTCCTCGGAAAAAATGGGGCGGCAGGCCGTGGACATCCAACCCGCCGCCCCTAGGACCGAGACTAGCTCAGGTCCTGCACGGTGCCGCCCCACACGTTGCCGGTGAGGTACGCTACCGCAGTAGTGCGTCGCTTCGCCCAGTTCAGCACCCGCTCGCAGCGGAAGCCGACGGCGTTGTTCTGCCACAAGGACACGAGATTGGTGGCAGTCGGGGTCGAAACGTCATTCGTCGGGTTGGTGAGCATCTCGAGCGAAGCCTCGCGAGAGACATCGACCATGAACCCACCGTCATCGCCGAGATAAATCTCGCTTTCCTGAACCGCGATGATGGTGCCCGAGGCAACGACCTGTGAAGTCACGACGTTCAGACCTGGGAACAGCGAACCGCCGCCCATGCTGATGTTCGGGAACTCCGGCTGGCCGAGGGCATTCACGAGCATTCCGGCCGCAAGAGCGTCCGTAGCCCGCATGATCAGCGTGATCGACGCACCCTGCTGGTTCGCGACGATGAACTCGTTGATCAACGACCTCAGATCATTGCGGATATCGGTCGCGTCTCCAGTTCCCGAAGCTGCGCCGTGGGGAGCGCCGTTCGTGATCGACGCCGGCTTGACACCGCTCGTTCCGGAATTGGTCGGATCGAGGAAGTCGGTATCGATGAGCTGTACCAGAGCCGCTGCCATCTCGTCACGGACCAGCGTCTCAGCGCTGTACGATTCCTGCCGAAGCAGGTCCTCGGTCAGAACGACGATGTTGGCACACTTCAACGGCGCAAGATGCGTCTTGTCGAAGTTGAACGAGGTCAGCGGCTTGGGCTTGCCTTCGCCTACCCAGGCACCACCACCGGCACTAGTCGAACTTCCGAGAGCCGTATTGAACGGAACGTTGCGGAGGTTGAGCTTGCCGAGCACCGTCTGCGGGCGAAGATAGAGGGCAAAATCGGCAAACGCGCCGCCCTCGGTCAACACCAGATCGGAGGCCCAGTTGCCCGAGATTGCCGAACCGGCGACAACATTCGTCTTATGGATCGCCTCGAACCCAGGAAAGTCGAGCTTGTCAGTCCCCCTGAGATCAATTGCCTTCAGTACGCCGACTGCGTTGCTGTCCTCGCCATAGCGATTTGCAGCAATGCGGATTGCACGGCCGACGTCACCCTTAGCCGCTCCCATCGATTTGACGAGGCGGGCGAATTCGATGCCTGGCGCCAGCTTCTCCGGAGCCCTGACGACGATCCGGCCCTCACGGGAGGCGTTACCCTCTTCGCTCGAACTGCCGTTCACCGGCTTGGCAAGCGACATACCGACCGATTTCTCGACCTGGACGAGGCGCTTCAGGTGGCCGTCGATGGCTTCGATCTCGACCTGGAGACCGTCGAACTCTTCCTGCTGCTCGGCGTCGAGGGTTTCACCCTTCTCCGCGGCAGCATCCATAACCGACTTCTGCGCAGCCGCCTTGGCCGCGCGCTGCTCGGTAAAAGCAGCGATCTGCTCTGCATAGTTCATGCCCGTTTCCTTTCCGGGTGGATCTTCTTGATGACGAAAGGAGCCCGGTCGCGGGCAGGTGCATCCAGCTTGACCACGACGGTCTTCTTGCCAGGCGCGGCATCGACCTTTCGTGGTGCTGGAATTTCTGGGTCGGCGGGTGCTTCAGGCTCGCCGAAGATCATGGCTTGCACTTCATCCGAAAGGTGAAGCGACTTGGCAATTTGCAGGGCATTCGGATTCGCCGGGACGGATACCAGCGAGCATTCCATCAGCTCGGTTGACCCGAAACGATAGCCACCGGTCTTCATCGGCTCGACTGCATCAGGATCAGCCGTAAAACCTACACTTACGGCTCTCAAAACGCCGGCTTCGACGGCGGCGCGGATTTCGTCGAGCCTGTCCGAAATTCCCTGGGGCAGCAAATTCAGCTTGCCGATGAGCTTGGCGCCTTGGACCTTCACGTCCGTCCAGTGGCCGATGACGAACTTGTAATCGTGATTGAAGAGGGCAATCGGGTTCTTGAGGAAGTTCGTCAGCTTCCAACCATCAGCTTCGATGACATCGCCCATCCGGTCGACCGTCTCGTCGCTCATCACATAGGTGAGAGGATCGTCGCCGGCTGGAGCGGCGATCGCCTTTCGGATCATGTCTGCCATTTTGATAGGCTCCCATGTGGGTCAAGCGACCAGCCTCAGCTGTCCTAGCGGCTTGTTGCTTTTTGCGATGTTGCATTTGCGACAAGCGCAGGCGGTGTTCAGGCGGGTATGCTCGCCGCCTGCGGCCAGCGGTATGATATGGTCTAGCTCAGGAGCGCGATCGTCGAAGGTTCCGCGCAGTCTCTTTGGCGTGCTGACGCCGCAAATATGACATCGCCAACCGTCTCGGGCCAGTACTTCAAGCGGATCGAAGCGCTCGGCGCCGTCCACTTTTCCGCGGCTCAATGCCTTCCGCATGGCCTTATCGGCCCTACGTGAAGGCGCATTATTTCTCTGATCCGCCTTCCGTGTCGCAGCGCAGTCAGAGCAGAGCCGTTTGTTCTTTTCCAGAGATCTGCCGCAAGCGCACAATCGAACTTGGAATGATACAACGGCACGCTGAAGTTTAGAGATTGCTCTCAGTCTTGATCGCTCAGCCTTGCCCCATCTTTGCAGTTCGTTCTTAATGGCAAAAAGACGCCTGCGTGGAGCGTTGGCGCATTCGTTACTACAGCACCGCTGCACACCGTTCCGGTGGTTGCCGGATCTAGTCGGTCTGAACGACTTGCCACACTCCTCGCAGACTATCTTAATCGCAGCATCGGAGATCGCCTGCTTGTATTCTGAGAGAGGCCTCTTCCCGCGCTTTCTGGCGCTCGAAATCTGCAGGCACTTTTTCGAACAAAATTTACGCCCGCGGGTCTGCGCTAAGAACTCTTCGCCGCAATGAGGGCATATGGCCTTGGGATCTTCGAATGAGCCGAATGTACGGAGGCGCTGGTAATGCAGAACACAGACACGCCGTGCAAATATCGTCCTCGAACAGCCTTGCGCGGCGCATTCCCCGATCCTGTTGTTCCGAGGCGCAGGAGGCGATGGATTCGCTCGCCACGCTGCCTGTCTGCAGGCGGCTGAGCAAAACTTAGGCTTCGCTCCCCGTCCGAACTGCCGCTCGAATGAGCATCCACATTGCTTACAGGAATATCGAACTATACCGTCGCGGTCAGCCATCTCGCCTCCGAATAGGCTTGGTGGTTAGGGTCGGGGCAACGTTAGCGCGTTGCTTCGGCCCGCTGTTTCCTTAACAAAATCGCAGTCAAATCACCATCATCTCATATTGCGGCCGCACCCCTTCGAAGGCGGTCGCCGCGCCAACCGCCATGCATAGGGCAATGGCCGCATCGATTTTGTTCGTCGCTCGCTCTTTCGCGAGCCAATAGTTCCCCCAGCGGTCCTCATCCGTCACTGCGCTCATCATCGCCGAGATGATCACCGGGTTCTTCTGAATGCGGATCCTGCCCTCCAGGATCAACTGTTCTATGTGACGGACGCTCATCGGCATCCACAGCCCTTCCGGCTCACGACCCGCCGATTTCGCCGCTGACCTCATCGCCTCGGTCGGCTTACCCTTCTTCGTGCCGCCCTGCGGATGCTCCACGCATTCGATGTTCAGCCCGAGCTCGTTCATTTCCGGTTCGAGCATTCGGCTGAAGGCATAACGATCGTAAGCCAAGCATTGAACGTCGAAATCGTGCTGGGCTTCAGCAAGCGCTTGCGCGACGTGCCGGTAATTGATGCTCTTGCCCTTGGCCGCGTTCAGCCAACCGGCGCGAACCCACTCCTCGTAAGGCTGCTTGTCCGACAATGCCCGCGCAGCGATCGTGTCACGCGGCGTCCATGCCTGAACCCACGCATCGTAGATCGACTTGCCTTGATGCTCACCGTCCTCGACGACGCCCGACTGAACGCAGTAGCCGAGCGCGGTGATATCCTTCACTTGGCTAAGGTCGGCTCCCAGAAAAACCGATTTGCCCTGATGCTCGTCGAGCGGTTCGAAATCGACGAGGCATGGCTCAAGCGCGGCTCGTGTCATCCACGCTGTTTCGGCATCGGTCCACTGGCAGAAGTGCAACCGCAAGATATTGTTCAGCTTGCCCGGCATTGCCTTTGCCTGAGCGACAACGCCGGTGAGATAATCTTCCGTAATCGTCACCCCGAGCAGCGGGTTGGCTTTCACCCAGCAGCTCGGATCATTTAGCGGATCGTCGCCCTCATCGAGCCCGCAAACATAGCTGAACGTCGTGTCGTCGATTGCTTCGCCGAGGTAGAAGGCATCACCATCACGCGCATTCAGGTTTCCAGCGGCAACCTTGATCGCGTGCTCGTGTTCTTCCCAGCAGATTGAATTGCGATCAGATCCGCTATTCGTCGTCATCAGCAGAAGCGGCTGCTGCCTGAACTTGAACCCGCGCTCGAGCATTTCCATGACGCCGCGGTCGGGATGCTCATGCACTTCGTCGCAGAGAGCCATGTGCGGTCGCGGGCCGGAGCCGGTCTTTTTCGCTTCGCGGCTGATAGGCCTAAAGAATGATCCGGTCTTAAGAAACGCAAGATTGTATTCCCGCCCTGGACCGCCGCTCGGTCTCAGTCGCTTCACCAAGTCCGGCGACTGGTTGCGCATCTTCACCGCGTCGCGGAAAAGGATGCCCGCTTGATCCTTCGTCGCGCCGGCCGCGTAAATCTCGGCTCCGAACTCCCCATCGGCCGCGAGTCCCTTCAGGCCGATACCACCAGCGAGCGGCGACTTGCCGTTGCCCTTCCCTTGCTCAATGTAGGCTCGGCGAAATCGCCTGAAGCCGTCCTCGCGCATCCAGCCGAAGATGGATCCGACGATGAACGCCTGCGCCGGATCAAGCCTGAATGGATTGCCTTCGAACTGGCCTTCGCTGAGCTTCAGCTTTGTTTCGAAGAACTCATATGCTTTCGCCGATGCTGCCTCATCGAAGAAAAGGCCCCGCTCGGCGCCGCGTTTCAGGTCGTCGAGATGTCGTCGGCAGGCGTTGCGGACGTGAGGCCCGGCGACGATCTCACCGGAAACGACCTTCTGCGCATAGTCCGTCGCGCGGTCAGGCGTCGAAGATCGGATCTGTTTCGTCTCCATCGTCGGGCACGCTCAGCTTTGTTTCATCGGTCGGCGTGGCGCCAAGTTTCGATAGGCAGACTTGGAGCAGCGAGAGCGCATTAACGCCAACATCTTGCCCATCTATCATCCGGCCGCGAAGGTTCGATGCCACTTCGACCAAGGCACGATGCCCCTCTGTCAGCCACGGCAACTCACGCTTGAACCCTTCCCAGGCGATGAGCGCGCCGGCCTTCAGATGCTCACTCGGCGAACCTAGTTTCGAGTTCTTCGGAGCCTTGCGAGAGGCGAACCTGCCCGCATTGATAACGGCCGCTCCAGTGGCCTTCGCCTTCATCTCAGGCGTGCGTGGCCGCGGCATCCCCTAACCTCATGCTGTGAATTGCAGACGTGAAAAAGCGAG